ATAAGTCTCGCGGAAAGGAGACGCTACGACTTATTCGTTTACACCCTGTGAGGATTGGTACTCTTCACAGATTTGTATAATCTGAACTGCTTGGTCTCTGAGTTGACCAATGGTAGAAAGTTCTTCACCTTTGAAACCACCGCGTTGTACTACAGTATCAATTACTGCTACAGTTGAACGTGATACTCTATTACCAAGTTCATATATTCTTGTGTGGTCTTCTTTTGGTTTTGTTTCTGTTTTCTTAGACATCTTATGCTTCTCCATATGTTGATGTTTTCTCTAATGCTATATAGTATTCTGTTGAGGACTGCTTACTGCTAAACTTAGATATGAGTTTAGAAGAGATGCCTACATCGTAATCTTCTCCTACCACTTTCATATTACCTACGTTCATAATAAATTTAAAATTTACGTTCTCAGGAAACTCGCCTTCTACAGAAATAGCATATGCGTTAGACGTATCGTCTTTACTATCTACTACAGATAATTTAATAGAACCTGAGTCAGGTGTGATAGCAACCTCATCGTGACCGAGTGCCGCAGCAGCACGCTTCACCTTCTTAAGTGTATCACTATCGAGAATAAACTTAACTTCAGGTTCAGGCATATTAATAGAGTTTGCAGGAGAAGTTAACATCTCTGGGTCAGAGAAGAAGTACTTAACAGATGAACGTCCAGTAGCATCGCCTATGACCACATAGTCATTTTCGAATTTTAGTCTCGGTTCATCTACCAGAGAAATTACGTTTAGAAATTCATTCAAATCATAGATACCGAACTTCAAAGGGAATGGTTCACTTACCACGCTAGTTGATAAGACGTTACGAGCAACAGAAATAGTTTTAATGTCTGTACCCTTGTCAATAACTATGTTAGGATTTATCGTAGCATAGTTCTTTAAAATATTAATAGTTGTGTCATTTAGTTTCATTTGGAAAACCTTTCTTATTTGTATAGACCTTATAATATATCATTTGACTGAATAAGTCAAGCACTTTTTTTCAACTTAGAGAAGTTTTTTTCTTTTACAAATTCTAACTTCCGTTCAAAAGCAGCGTCTTCTAATTCAGACTTATGTGAAATGACAAAAACGTTAGTGTCTTCAGCGACAGTACCAATAATTTTCATCAAGTTCTCGATACCCTCTTCATCTAATGACGAGTCAAAAGTCTCATCAAGGATTAGAAGGTTTGTTGCTACAGAGTTTTTCATCTTAGCAATCTGTCTCCAAGTAAATAGTAATGACAAGTCAATACGTTGTTTCTCACCCTCAGAGAATGAGTCGTAGGAGAATGCGTCACGATGTCTTGAACGGATAGTCTCAGCAAAACTTCCGTCTAAGTCAAATTGAACAAAGAAGTCTAGGATTTGTAAATACTTGTTAGTCAATTGATTGATAACAGGTAAGTACTGCCTTATAATCTTTGTCTTTATACCCGTGTCTTTCAGTAGTTCTGCGTTGACACGATTGTATGAGTTTTGTTCAGCGAGTTTAAACTTGTCTTCTTGTAAACCCTCTTTCTCTATTCTTAGTTTCTCTAGACCCTCGTTTGCTTCGGTAAGGTCACCAGTATTATTTTCTATCTCTTGTATTTCATTCTGTAGTTGAGTAATGTTAGTTTTGATACGACCAATCTCTTGAGTGTTCGCATTTACTTTACTCTGCCACTCTCTTACTTCATTCAACTTAGTGTTTACTTGTTCTAATAATAAGTCAAGACTATTGCGTTTCTTCTCACCCATCTCCAGTGCATCTTTAATAGTTCCTGCCTTGGTCTTACATTCGGATAGGTGGTGTTGTTTAGTGTCGGCATCTATATCCTGTTCGCAAGTAGGACAGGTATCATTCTCGGAAAAGAACTTTGCCTGTTTCACAACATTCTTTTGTTGAGTACGAAACTGGGTCATAAACTTATCAAGTTCAGTAATATCCTTCGATACCTTGGTGGACTCTTCATTTAGAGTAGGTTGGTTTGTTGTTATTTCAGAAGTAAGACTTCCGTTAGACTCATTCAATACTCGTATATCCTCTTGGAGATTATTGATAGTATCCTGTTTCTCTTTCTTCTGTGCCGATGTAATCGTAGTAAGGTCACGCAGATATTTCTTCTGAGCAAGTATCTTAGTATCGACCAGATTGATTTCGTGTGCATTGTTATTGATTTTATCTTTGAGTATAGATGTCTGTTCCTTTAGGATACCATTCATCTTACTGAAAACATTAATATCAAGTAGGTCTTCAATCACTTCGCGTCGTGCTCCTCCTGAGAGTTGCATGAACGGAACGAAGGATGAAGACCCAAGAACCACTATTTGATGAAAGGACTTGTGGTTCAACTTGATAATATTATTCTCAAGCATCTGTTGATATTCACGCGCATGAGAATTTTGATTCACCATATTACCGTTGACCCATATCTCAAACTTATTAGGTCTGATACCACGGACAACTTTATAGTTAGATGAACCGATGCGAAACTCTACCTCTACAATAGTACCTTTACCATTGATTGAGTTTACGAGTTGCGTCTTAGAGATTTTTCTATGAGGTTTACCGAATATAGCAAACGATAAAGCATCTAGCATAGTAGACTTACCTGCTCCATTTTGCCCTACAACTAATGTAGTAGGTGTTTTCTCAAACTCAACTTCGGTGAAGTTATTACCTGTAGACAGGAAGTTTTTAAAACGTAGTTTCTCAAAATAAATCATATAAGTCCTTTACAAATTATATTATAGTATATTCGACTGAATAAGTCAAGTAGAAAATTAAACTATTTCCATACTTTGTGCTTCTTTCATTAAATCAGAAATCTCTTTCTTTATCCTACCCTTGTCGAGGTCGGTATTAACAGCGTCGATATAATCATATACAATCTGTTCAGTATCCTCTACAGAAACCTTTGCGTCATCTACATTCTCACCAATAAAGTCTGAGAAGTCTTCTTGTATCTTGAGTTCGTGTATCTTCTGTGCCTGTACTCTATCTACGAACCTTTCGAACTCATAGGCATCACCCTTGTTTACAACAACTAGTTTTACAAACTTCTCGTCGAGGTGAGACAGGTCTTGAAACTTGTTTATCTTTTCGTGATCATAATATATTTTCTCAAAGATTGTTACGGGATTACGAACAGCAGTTAGTTCTCTTGTTTCAGTATCAAGGATATGAAAATACTTCGCATCATTACAATCATTCCAGAAGAACTCCATCTGCGAACCAAGATAGTGTACGTTACCCATATGAGATTTAGCGTGAAAGTGACCTGATAATACAGTCTCAAATCTAGAGAAAAGTGTAGGAGACATACCATCGTGACAAGGCATACCCCTCTGCATATCAAACCCTTGTAGTTCTAAATGAGCACCAATGAAGTCTGCCTTACAATTAGCAATAAAGTCAAGGCACTGTTCTTCATTCTCTTTACATATCCAAGGGACAAGTCCCATCTTCAACCCATCATAGTTTATTACGGTTGGTTCCATAACAAGATTAACTTCATTCATATAGTGACCCTGAAGTTCTTTCAGAGCATTCAACTCATTTGTATTCTTGTAATAAACATCATGATTGCCAGGAATAATATCCATCGTAATGCCATACTCACGAAGTTTCTCTAGGAAGATTTTACGATTATGACCCAGTGCCTTGAAGTTGACGGTCTTACGATTATCGTAGTAGTCGCCAAGGTGAAGTATTTGAGTGATACCATTTTCTCTTAGGTAAGGGAAGAATACATCTCGATAGAACTTCTCTTGGTAATCCATAAAGATGTCCGAGGAGTTACGAATACCCGCATGGGTATCATTCAGTATTGCTATTTTCATTAGTCTGCCTTTCTCATATAACCTTTAGTATATACTACTACAACTAAAAAGTCAAGTATTATATTCAGTCATATTTGTAATCTCTTTTACAAGAAGTTCCCTCTGTATATCTAACCATTCATTATAGGTTATATTGTCTTTGTGTAATCGCCTTGTTTCTGCGTCACCAAGATTGTGTAAGTTCCAATCCATAATGTCTAGAGATTTACCGTGATATACAAAGTTATCAATCATTAATAAATCCCGATAGGTCACTATCAACTTTAACCGTACGTCTTTTTCGTTGTTTTTTTACAACCTCTTTCCACTCACTATCTTTTAGTTTAACCTCATCTATACGAATACGAAGTTGGTCTACGAATGCCTGTGCCACTGTAGCACTCTGAGCATCACCAAGTTCATTGTCAAGAAAGTTTTCTATACCAGATTGATTAATATACTTCATCTTAATATCTTGTTGTTTCTTTTCCTTTGCTATTCTGCGTAGGAAAGCATACCAAGATATTTGTGTAAAGTAAGCAAACGCATTTGGTCTACCTGTACGGGTCGCTGCTTCTAGGTTGTAGTTCTCGATTGCTTTAAGACAGTTCTCTACTGCATCCATTACCATTTCTTCACGATAGGTATATCTTACGAAGTTTGCTTTATGAGAAAGTCCCTCACATATTTTTAGAAAGCACGAAGCGATATAGTCAGGAACCTTCGGAAGTTGGTTTGCCTTTTTATCGCGTGCTTCATTTAGTATAGTAACATAATCAACCACCGCTTGTGAGAACTGCGCGTTGTTCACGTAATGGGGTCTATCCTTTGGTTTCACTTTTGCCATTATAAATTCCTATAAATTCGTTTCGGTTAATTTCTATTATACTTTATTTTTATTCATAAGTCAATAATAAAATTAATTTATTTTTTACTTGACTTTTCTGTGGTTTTATAGTATACTTAAAGTACTCTTTAGGGAAGGTAGTATATACCATATTAATGTAACGTCTTTGGGTCTACAAACGGTATCACATTATCATCTGAATCATTATCATTGTTCTCTTCTTCAAGACTTTTTAAATGGTCTCTTAATCTTTGGGTCAGTTCATTCACATCACCATTACCTGTTATGGTTGCTTGTGTATTTCTATTTTCATACATCTCTTGCATACTAATCAGTGCTTCTTCATATTGTATTAATATAGAATCAACAGGTTGAGCAATACCAACAATATGTGCCGCGTTTAATATAATAAAGTCCTGTAGATTTTCTTGATATACCATCCAAGGTCGAAAGGAATAATATCTATAGTTACCACCTTCTGTTTCACCCATGACAAGTTTCATTGCCTTACGGACAACTATCTCTGTCTCATCATCAATATTCCATTGGACGACTTCACAAATAACCTCGTCCCCTGATGTAAGTTTAAATTGTTTTGTTTCGTATAACTCTTTACTCATATAACTATATAGTCTTATTTTAAATCTAGTTTAAATATTTTATATGGGAACTGTTCTTTACTGTATATCTTAATACGTTCTCCACTATGCTTCAACGTAAAGTTTTTATGAGACTTTATATGTAAGTCATCTGCAATGTCATAGAGTTTAGCAACACTACCATCATCACTCATTCGTAATGCCCTACCAATAGATTGTAATACTTTTACT